GAGCTGTAGACCGGGAACTCCAGGCTGTAGGTGTCCTCTCCGATCGTCGCCGTGACCAGCTGGGTGCGACGCGTCGGCGCCGCAAGGAAGGGGAGCTCTGGCATGACTGCCGGTGGTGGGGTGGCTCAGGTTGCCGACTTGAAGTGCGCCAGCCACACATCCTTGAGGCGCTGGCTGAACCGAAACGGCCGGATGCCAGGGACGGTGACGCGGCCAAGGACGGCGGAGGTCCACGGGCGGGCGGGCCAGGTCGAGTAGCTACCGTCAGCCCTGAAGCGCCGGTATCCCTCGTGAACGGCCGTGGCGTAGTTGGCAGACCAGGTGAAACGCGCCGAGTGCGGGCCGGTCAGCTCGCGATAGCCGGTCTGACGGAGGTTGCCGATGTCGATGATGTTCCGCGGGCTGCCGACGGTGCCAACGCGGCGTTGCGTGGTACCGGGCCAGTCCCACGCCTGAGCCGTGAATGATCCCTGGAATGAGTCAAACAGCTCCCGTGTGGTGAAATCAAACGCCCTCTGCGCCGCCGCCTCAACCCGGCCCGCGAGGTCGCCGGTGACCGTGACCTTGATGCTCATTGCACCGTCGCCAGTGAAACCCGGATGGCATCGCCCAGGGCCGTGCGCAGCTCTGCACCGATGCCGCCGATGCCGAACTGTCCGCCCAGGTGCATCACGGTCACCTCTCCCACCAGGCCGCCGAGGGTGGGCAGCGCACCGAGTGGGCCCAAGTAGGCCTTGCCGCGCGCCTCTGCTGCCAGCCCGGCGGGCATCAGGCCGGTGTCAGTCCAGCTCCAGCCGGCGCCGGAGTCGAGCCAGTCGGCACCGGCAGGCAGCGGCGCCCATCGGGTGAGGTAGCCGGTCAGGACGCGCGTCCCGGCGCGCAGGGAGGGCAGCTCCTGCACCGTGGGCGCATCGCCCTTCATGAACGCCTCGATGACCACCAGGGCAGCAGGTGCAGGGATGCCCGTGCGCAGAGAGGTGATCGCTGCTGGCTGAGGCCAGAGGAAGCGGAGGTTGGCGTAGGGGGCGAAGTCGGTGGGCATGGGTTAGCGCTGGGCACGGCGGACGCCGAGAGCGGAGCGGCGCCGGGGATTGGCATTGCTGCGGCTCACGCGCCGGAAGCTGCCGTAGGTCTTGTCGGCCTTGCCGGTGAACAGGTTGAGCTGGCTGCGACTGGTGCGCTGCCGGTAGGTGCCGCGCGGTGCCTCGCCCATGTATCTGGTGGACTCGACCGTGGACCGGGCCCGGCGGGTCTGGGCCCGTGCTGCCTGCCCGATGCTGCGGCCGGTGAGTCGGACCCTGGTGCCCGACGCCGATGCCGTGGTCTTGCCGCCGGTGCTCTTGACGCCGTACTTGCTCTTGGCGCCAGCGGCGCGACGACGCTGAGCGCCACTGAGAGTCGGTATCGGCTTTGGCTCAGCAGTGCTTTGGACGCCATAGATCTTCTTGGCCCTGATGGCCTTGTCTCGTTGCAACGGACTGAGCTTGGGCCGTCTGCTGTTTGGCTTGTTGCCGAGCACGCCTGCGACCAGCCCAGCAGCGCGAGCCCGCTCTCCCTTGTTCTTGAGATTCTTGGTAACTGCGGAAAAACGCTCTTTCGCCGGCCTGAGCTCTCCCTTCTTCTTGCCTCGGGAGTATGTGGTCGGACCTCCCATTGCAAGCAGGAATAGCCCTGCCCTGGTTTTCACTCGCTTAGCGTTCTTTGCCTTGACTCCCGTTCGACCTTCGCCGATCTGATTCTGACGCGCAATGACGCGCAAGCCCTTTTGTGCCGGACCCATGGCGGATGGCTTGAATCGCAGCCCTGCTGCCGACTTCGCCGCCGCGGCCTTCCCGCCACCCCTCTTCGCCCCGATCACCCCAGCCCTCGCCCCCAGCCTGATCCGCCCCGACTGCTGCGCTGCAGCCAGCGCCTTCTGGCCCCGGGTCACGGCGCCCTTCTGCGAGCGCAGCGACAGCTGGCCCTTGATGCTCTTGTCGGTGGCGCTCTTGCCGGCCAGCTTCGCCTGCGACCGGGCCAGGCTGCCCCGCTGGATCAGCAGGCCCTGCCGGCGCTGCGGCTTGCTGCCGACCTTCCGGGCCCTGGGGGCTGGGAGTTTGGCGCCTCCGCCGCCACCGGCGAACCTGCCCCGGCTGTCTCTCTTGTAGGTGCGGGCCACGGCTGCGCGATCGGCGATGCCTCAGGTTTCCGTCAGCACCTCACCAGCACCGCTTGACCGCCGCCGCTCCGGTCGCTGGCCTTGATGCCGATCGTCTCCAGGATCCTCGACTTGAGCTGCGCGATCCGGTTGGCGATCGTCCCTCCGGCCGTGGCATCGGGCCGGCCGCCGGATTCGTATTCGACCTGCAGCAGGCTGGTATCCCACTCCAGGACATCGGCTCGTTTCTTCAGGTCGTCCCTGGTCAGCGTGGTGCCAGGCGCCGGGCCCCGGTAGCGCTGGACGTTGCCCAGGTGCGCCGTCCCATCGGCCACCTGATCGGCCCATGTCTGCTCCAGATCCTCCACCTCATCAATCCACGTCTGCACCTGTGCGACGGTGGCCGCTGAGGTGTCAGCGACGCGGTTCAGGACTGACGTCAGCTGCGTCAGGTTGTAACCACTGACGGGCCACATCGCATAGCCACGGATGAGCTCGCGATCGTCGCGGGTGCTGCTGCCGTTGGGCCGCCAGAGCGCGTTGAGGGTCGGGATAGCGGCCGGCATTGGCATAGGCGGAGCTGCCATAGGTTGCCGGCTTGGGGGTGGCGGAAACCTGAGCTAGACCCGATGCCCGATCATGGCCCGCACCTACAAGCGCGACAGCAAGGGCCGCTTCGCTTCTGGTGGAGGCGGCTCCGGCACCCCGAGGGCTCGGGCGGCGGTCGCGCGCACCATGCCGAGGACCACCAGCGCCAGGGGCCGGGCACGCACCGCCGAGACCAGGGCGCGGGCGGCACTGCGCGCTGGCGGTGGCGCCAAGGCGGCCCGCAGCCTGGCCACGGCTCAGCGCGCGCGGGACTGGTATAGGGCAACCGGCGGCGGCACAAAGCGCAGCACCACCAGGCCACGGAGCGGGATCCGTCGCACCGGTGGACTGAAGCGGCCAGCGCCGGCTTCCGGTATTCGCCCGACAACCAAGGGGAGGCGCCCGTTGGCGCTAAGGGCAAACAACGTCAGGCCCTATCGGCCGGCGACCATGAATGGTGCGTTTGACCGCACCGATCGCCGCGTTGATAAGTCATTGAAAGAGATGACTGATGCTGTAAGCGGAATCGGCAAGTTAAGGCGCGAGAGCCGCGAATACAAGCGATGGAAGGCGCGGCAACAGGCGCGCGCACTCGCGGACCGCTCCAAAGGTGGCATCGACAAAGAGCTAGCGGACATCACACTGAAGCACTTTGGCTGGCGCCTCGGTGCGCAACAGATCAAGCATCGAGCCCGTCGTGCGGCGCGGCGAGCTGCTGCCGGCAGCAAGGTCGCCGCTCGTGCGTTGAAGATTTACGACCAGCAGCTTGCATTCACTGGCACCGGAAAGCCGAGCCGCAGGGCGAAGAATGCGATCAAGCCTGGGCCACGCAACGCCAACCCGCCGAAGAAGCCGCCGCGCAAGCCCCGCAAGCGCAAACCAAAGGGCTGACCGGAAACCTGCAACAGATCGGTAGCACCATGGCCCGCACCTACAGCCGCGACAGCAAAGGCCGCTTCGCCAGTGGCGGCTCCGCCGGCTCCGGCGGCAGCAGGCCCCGCAGCGGCAGCACGCGCAAGCCGGCAACCGCCCGCGGGCGACGGCAGGAGAATGAGCGACGGGCCATGGCAGCCGTTCGCGCCAAGGGTGGACCATCGGCTAAGGCGCTGCGATCGGTGATGACCGCCGCCAAGGCCCGAGAGTTCTACGACCGCACCGGCACTGGTGGCACAAGGAAGCGCCCGGCGCCGACCGGGAAGGGATCAGCCCGCAAGGCCGGCGGCGCCCTCGTCAAGCGCGAGCCGCCCGGCGCGTTGGTGCCCACCAGGCGAACGGTCACGGTGAATGCGACACCGGTGCAGGGTCCTGCCAGGAAACCGCGGATCGCCGACACCCTGCGCGCTGGACTGCGCGAGCTGGCGCAGTCGGATGCACGGTTCTACCGGGAGATCGAGCAGCTGGTGGGGCCCATCAAGGTGCCCAAGCCGAAGCCGGCGCGCACTCCCTCGACAGGTGGGGCCAGTGGAGGCAGCCAACGCGGCAGTGTGACCCGCGCATTGCGCAGCACCCTGCGCGACCTGGCCCGGGCTGATGCCGCCAGGCTGCGGGAGATTCAGGACATCACCCGGCCAACGTCTGCCGGTGCCATCGGTGGCAGCAAGGGCGGCAAGCGCAAGGGTGTGAGCGGCTCCAGCGGCGGCAAGGCGCTGCCGGGCAGTAAGCCCCGAAAGCCCCGCAAGCCCAGGAGCTAGGCAACCAGCCTGCTCAACCACAACCGCCCACCGCCGCTGATCGAGCGATGCAACACGCTGGCGACCTTGTGCCCGGTGGCGGTGGGCATCTCGGTCGCCACCTGCCGCAACGCCTGGCGTGTCACCTCCTCATCCCGAGCGCTCACGGCAGCGTGCAACAGCAGGAAGGCGGCCAGGTCCTGAGGCGGGGAGTCCATGCTGCGGGATCGAAACCGTAGCAGTACGATAAAAGCTCCCCCACCACACGCAAATGCTGACGGGATCTGAACTGCTGGCGAAAATCAAGGAAATGGGCGACGCAGACCGCGCGTCTGTCCTGCGCGCTTGCGGCTACGTCTCCACCAAGAAAGACGGCAGCGAACGCCTCAACTTCACCGCCTTCTACGAAGCGATCATCGACGCCAAGGGCGTGACACTGGCGCCGCCTGCATCAAAGGCTGCGGGTCCGAAGCGCGGGAAGCCTCTGAGCTTCAAGGTCAAGGCGTCGAAGACCGGCGTCATCCCTGTCACCGCCGGCTACTCGGCTCTTATCGGCGTGGGTGACGGCGACCATGTGACCATCGAGCACGTCGATGGTGGTCTGATGCTGCGCAAGGCTCCCGCTGCCGCACCTGAGGCACAGCCCCCCGCGGTCGCTACACCTACCCCCGAGCCCGTCGCGATCCCCGCCGCTGCGACGCCTGCGGTCGTCACCTATGACGACGCGCCGGCCCAGGCTGAGCGTCAGCTCGCGCCGTTCTGAGTCAAGGGAACAGCGGCACGCTCTCCCGTAGCGGTTTCGCGTCCTTCCCGAACAATCGCCGCTCCGATGCGGTCGGCGTCCTCAGGGCCTGGGCCAGTTCGGCCCGGGCCTTCACCATGTCTGGCCCGCGATCCACCAGGCGCTGCAGCTGGGCGCTCAGCGCGTCCTTGGCGTCGCCGTCCTTGGCCCGGTCCACCTGCCGGCGCAGGGTGTCGATGCGCTCCTGATGACGGGACTGCGCATAGGCCTCAACGCCCCGCTCGTGTTCCTCCCGCCAAGGCTCATTGTTGAGCAGCACCCGGCGGGTCTCCGGGTCGGTCGCGGTGACGGCTTCGTTATTGGCCGGGGTAACGACGCACCGGCAGCGCGGATGCCAGGGCACGGCGACCCGATCAGCCGGGTAGATGCGCCCATTCCTGCTGGCACACGTCGGGCAGGTCCGCTCATCGTTGGACGCCAGCACCCGCACGTAGGCGACGCCTTCCGCCTGCGCCCGGCGGATCGTCCCTGCCGAGTAGGCCGCTGCCAGCTCCGATCGTGCGATCAGTTCCGCGCGCTGCTCCAGCCCCAGCCGCTTCGTGATGCCGTTGGGGTCGCGAGCACCCACCAGCGCCCGACGGATGTCGCGCTCCAGCCGCTTCGGTCCCCAGCCGCGGGAGGCGCCTTCGCCCACGATCTGGACGATCTGATCCCGGAACCGGACCGTCTCGCCCTGGATGTAGGCGCTGGCCTGCAGGGCAGCGGCACGCACCGCCTCGGGGTTGACGCCACCGAACGGCACCGCGGAATCGGGCCGGCTGGCCATCGCCACCAACTCCTGCCCCAGGGTCTGCACTTGCGCCGGTGTCGTCGGACCCATGCCAGGCGCCGGAGGTGGCACCTGCTGCAGGCGGGTCAGCTCGCTGGCAAGCTCCACGCCGAGCGTGGCGGCCTCGCGCAGGTCGGACTGATACTGCATCCGCCACTGCTCAAGCTCCCAGTCGGGCAGGAAGGTCTGAGCATCGCGGAGGATCGCGCGGAACTTCGCTGTCGCCTCCGCGGTGGTGTAGGAGCCCGGCCGGCGGATGAACTGCCCGGCTGGGTCGCGGCTCATGGGGCCGAGGGCCTCCAGGTACAGCTGATAACTGCGCCGGAGGCTGGCCAGTGTGCCCCGCAGGGAGCGCCGGAGCAGCTCGCGCGTGTTGCGCACGGCCCGGGCCTCCAGCTTGTCCAGGGCCTTTGCGTAGTCGTCAGCGACGCCAACGAGACGGCGCGGCCCTGGGGTGATCGTCACTCGTCCTCAGGCTCCAGAGCGGCGGCAATGAGTTCGGCTTTAACCAGCTCCAGGGTGCCGATGAGCTCGGGGAGGCTCATGTCCTCGTCCTCACTGGTGGCCTCGTCAATGGCGGCGCGGATGCCTTCGTAGAGGGTGGGGGTGTCAGTCATCGAAGGGGTCGGTGGGGGACTCGTCAGGTTGCCGGGCGTCGGGCCCCAGCATGCCCAGGTCGTTCAGCCCCACCGGCTCCGCCGGCTCCGGCGCCTCCGCCCGGATGCGGGCCAGCTCGTCCTCAACACTGGTGGTCGCCGAGTTGATGCCCGCACGCTGCAGGATCTCAATGGCGCTCTCCTGGCTGATGAGCTCGATCCCACCGGCCAGCTGCTGCAGCTGCGCCACGTCCTGCGACTCCAGCGGCCTGTCGTAGATGGTGCTGCTCATCTGCAGGCCGGCGCCCTCGGGGAGGGGTTCGCCGGTGAAGAGGCACCAGATCGACAGCAGCTCCTGCATGGCGCTCGCCTTGCGCTGCCCCAGTCGGGTGATGCCGGCCTGGGTCTGCGCCGCCTCCAGGCCCGCCTGTGTGGCGGTCTTCGTGCCGCCGTTGTCGCCGTACAGGAACCCCAGTGTCTGCCGGCTGATGAGCCGCTCCACTTCCGCGATCTGCGCGCGCTGCTCGGCCAGGCTGGAGGCGCTGGGTTCGGCGAAGGTGAACGAGCCGCCGGGGTCCAGGTCCACCACGCTGTTGGGGCCGATCACCAGCGCCCTGCGGCCCTCTCCCGGAGCGGGTGGCGTGGCGCCGATCCTCACAGGCACCGGCATCGCGCACCGGTGCGTTTTCTCGGTCAGGTCCGAGCGCATCTGGAAGTGCTCCAGGCTGTGCTCAACCACCTGCCGCAACGGGAGGCCGCCCTGCCCGAAGCCCACCTGCTCGGACGGATACCAGACCACCGGCACGCGCGGCAGGGGCTGGCCGTTGGCGCCCAGATACTGGCCCTGATCAACGACGACGACCTGTAGCTCATTGGAGGCGTTGCGTTCAATCGCCAACAGCCACCATTCCCCGCGACCGATGACGCGATAGCGCGGGACGAACTTGACGCCGAAGGCGCCATCCTCCTCTTCGACCATCTCCAGGAACGTCACCTGCTCCAGCTGCTCAACACCGCCAGCTAGCGACGTGCGCCAGTTGAGGGCCCGAGACCGCGGGCGATGCACCAGGTACGGCCGGCGGCCGGTGATCACCTCCTCAGCGGCGTTGGCGGCCTGGCCCGGCGGCATCTCCACGCACAGGGGCGCCGCGCCATCGCGAAGCATCAGCGAGTCAGCCTGCATCCACCAGGAGGCGAGGCTGTTGCCCTCAAGGTCGATGTTGTCGAGAGCGGCCTCGAAGCTGGGCGGCGGATCCACTAGGGAGTAGCGCGACAGCACGCCGGCGAACGCTTCGACGGAGCTGCGGAAGAATCCGCCGAAGACGGCGCGGTTCAGCCGGGCCTGGTAGGCCTCGGGCGGCTCGGCAGGCTCCTGCGGGAGATAGACCTGCTTGGCACCGCGGAGGTAGTGGTAGGCGTCGTAGGCCCGCTGCAGATCGGTCTGCAGATCCGCCAGCACCGGATGCACGAACGACGGCAGGCTGGCGTCTGATGTGGGGTGATCGAGCTTCGTATCCACGCCCGCCGGCCAGGTATTGGCTCAGCTTTCCGGCCCGGACAGCACAAGGCCCGGCCGCCGCAAGGGTGACCGGGCAATGGCGGGGCTTCGTCGGGGCCGCCGCGTGGTTGCCCCTAGATGCTGCTGAGATCGTAGACCAGAAGGCCCAGGCGTGATCCCGCCTCAAGGACGGGCCAGGGGCCTGGGCTCTGTCGTGATGACGCTAGCGGATGACGACAGCCTCTCCATCGGGCGGTCCCTCCATCCACCGTTGCCACTCGCAATAATCGCCGTGAGAGTCTCCCACTGAACTCTCATAGACTGCGATCTTGATGGCTTCGGCTTCATCAATGCCATCAAGCCCGCCGTAATGGCTCTCACGCACCACTAGCGCATCCGGCGGCATCTCCTGCAGCTTGGCGATCAGTTCGGCGACGGTCATGGCTTCACCCTCGCCTCTGAATCAGGAAACTGCACCGTCGGATTGCGAAAGCGCCACACGCGCCATGGTGTGATCAGCCGCCGCCACCACGACAGTCGATAGAGGGCGCGACCTTTTGTCACTCGAACATCAGTGATCAACCCATGCGGGCGCTGGTTCCACTCCATCGTGAAATCCGAATCGCCAGATGGTACCTCGTGGCCTCTGCTCATCCCTCCACCCTCGCCGGCAGATACTTGGTACTGGCGGGGAGCCAGTGGGTAAAGGGTGACCCTTCTCCGTACCCAGGTGTTGTATAGCACCAGTCCCACGTGTCTTGATCGCCAAACGGCTGCTCCTGACCGTACCAGGCTTGACCGTTCTTGAAATCATCCGGCCCCGGCTTGCGCTCGCTCAGGGGGATTGGATCCGGCATAAACGTTGACTGAAACTCGCTTGGCGTTGGCATCGCATGCAACAACGCAAGAAACCGATCAGTCGGATCAGCGTCTGCCGGAACAAAGTCAACGCGCGGAAGCACGCCAATCGGCTTGAACCTGGCAAGCCAATCAGGCCACAACCGTTCAGCCCAGTCGCATGGGTACTCTTCACTCATCACCGTGCCTCATTCATGGTGGTCACGGGCTGGGTGGTGACACACGCCAGCCCACCTCAATGCTACGCCAACAACCCCAACTGAGCCGCCGCCACCTCCAACGCCTTCCGGCTGCGACGCTGCGGCCTCAGCTCCTCGCCTGGCTCCACCAGGCCATGAGCCTCCAGGTAGTCGCGCTCACGCCGCAGGCGCTGCGCCCTGGCCTCTGCCCGGGTCATCTCCGGCACGTCGGCCGCCAGGGCCAGCTGCAGCACCTCGCGCAGGGTGCGGCCACCTAGCAGGGCCTTGAGCCTGGCGTGGAACTGCTGCAGGGGCCCCTGTGGCAGCGCCTGCCGGTGCGGGCGTTTCCACCAGGCTGTGAGCAGGCCCCGATCCGCCTCGTGGAGGTTCTCCCACGCCCGCTCAACCAGCCGTTGCAGTGGTGCCAGGCGGTCCGGCTCGCTGATCTCCGGCGGTGGCGTGCCGACACCGGAGAAGGTGGTGTCCAGGTCCACGGTGCCGACCATGGCGGCCACCATCTCGTCCAGCTCGCCCTGCGTCATGCCAGCCAGCTCGGCGACCTGCTCAGCGGGGACGGCGGGGTCATTGAGAAGCCTCTGCACCTTGCCCCAGTTCTCACGCCACCTGCTCGGGAACTTCACTGCATGGCCGCGATCACGGAAGTGATGCAGCAGCTCGCCGGTGATGAACGGACACGCCACTGTGCTGAGCGCATAGGGCCGGCCAGTGCCGGGGTTGATGCGCTCGGGGTCATAGCGGCGGCAGCCGCGGATCAGGCCGACGAACGCCACCGCTTCGAGGTCGTCGTAAGGCTGGCCCGTCTTGCGGGACCACTTCCAGGCCGCCTGCCGGGCAAGGCCGAGGTTGGCCTCCACCAGCGCTTCGGAGTGCTCGGTTGGCGGTGGAAAGGGCCGGGCGGAGGGGTCTGGCTCAGAAGCTGGGCGGGGGCGGCGGCGACGGGTGGGGGTCACTGCTGCACCTCCGGCACCCAGCACCGGGTCGGCAGCACCTCGACGCTGGCGGGGAGCCAGTGGGTTTCCATGGAGCAGGCCGCATATCCCAGCCTCCAGTCCCACAGACGCCATTCCTCTACCCACTTGCCAAACCAGATCAGACCATCTGCGTCGGCATCACGCGGCACCGGCTCCCTCTCCGCCAACGGGATCGGCTTCGGCACGGCGACCACATGCACCCCCATGGTGATGCGATCGGTGGCCCGGCGGCGGGGCCAGAGGCGGCGGAGGATGGCGAGCATGGCAGTGGTGGGATAGGCGAGTCAGCGAAACCCCGGCACCCCGGTCAACCGGCGGCGCTTGGGCATGTCCGCATCAGCGAACGGGTCAGCAGGCGGCGGAGCTGCGGACCCGTGGCCGTAGTGGACGGTGGAGACGCGCATGGGGCCGGTGCCTTGGACGAAGTTGATGAGCTGAGTGGTGGAGTCCACCAGGTCGTCGAACGTGTCGCCGGGGAACTTCGTCAGCTGGCTGGCCAGCAGCGCCGTCAGCGGGTGCCAGCGCGGGAACCAGACACGGCCCTGGTTGAACTGCGGTGTGGTCGCATTCGCCCGGGCGGTCTTGCCGCCATCGGGCCGGATCGCGTGGACCGCGAAGCCGGCCGCTGCACGCTTCAGGACGGAGATCACCGCGGGGCCGTTGGCTTTGTCCTCCACCAGCAGTTCCCCAAAGCCCCAGGACGGCCACAGGCCCGTGATGGCGTCCATCGTGGCGGAGAAGTCCATGCGCTGGTTCTGCAGGTCCAGCAGCCACACGCCAGCGTTGTCCTGGCCCCAGTTGGTGAATGCCACCATGTCGGTGCCGGCGGTGTCCTTGAAGGTGCAGTCGATCGAGGCGATGACCCGCGTGAACCGCTTGGGCAGGATCGCGTCACCCTCCAGGCCCGGCCGATCCTCGGTGCCGTAGAACCGGAACATCTCCGGCGTGAAGATCGTCCCGCCCGAGGGCTGGGGCCGCTGCTGGTAGAGCGCCGCCCAGTCCCGATCGGGTGTGTTCAGGCGCTTCCGGCGTGCCCACTCGGCATCGAACCGGTCCGGGTCCAGCACCTCGCCGGGATCGCGGTTGTCGGCCTCCAGCGTCAGCGTGGCCGGGACGGCGATCTGCACCGGCTCCGCGATCATCGGCATCTGGATCACATGCCAGGGCTCGACCGCATCGGCATTGCCGTCGCGCTCCAGATCCTCAACCTGGCCGATCAGCCAGCCGATCAGGTCGGCATCAGCCCAGCGGGTGTGGGTGATGAGCTTGATGCAGCCGGGCTCTTCGCGGGTGTTGAGGACGGTGCTCCACCAGTCGTAGAGCTGCCGGCGGTAGGCGGCTGACTCTGCCTCCTGGCGGTTCTTGATCGGGTCGTCGACGTTGATGAAGTGGGCCGGCAGGCCGGTGCCCTTGCCGACGCCAGCACCCCAGAACCCGCCGAGGTGGCCGGCGACCTTCCAGCGGCCCTTGCCGGCGCTACTGGGGTCCAGTTCGCCACCGGAGGCGGTGAAGTAATCACGGGCGGCCTGGCCGAACTCTTCGGCGAGCGGCTGACTGTGGGCGCCCTGCCCCCAGGTGCGGTCGGGGTAGCGGCGAATGAACCAGCTGGGCAGGAACCGGCTGAAGATCGTGGACTTGAAGTGCCGCGGCGGCAGCATCAGCAGCAGCCTGGGGATCTCGCCAGTGCCGACCCGCTGGCCGATCTCCACCAGGCGGGTGTTGTGCCGGGTGAAGGGGAACTTGGGATAGACCGCGGCGATGTGGTCGCCGAAGGAGCGGGTGTAGGGGGCTTGGGGGGCAGCAGTGCTGCGCTGGGCCTGCAGCTCCTGCTGGGCCCTGGCCTTCGTCCGGCGCAGCAGCTCAGCTGTCAGGCTCACTGTCCGCCTCCGGCAGGCTTCCACCTTCGGCCTCGATCGCGAGGATCAGGCTCTCGCGCTGCTCAGGCGGCAGGGTCTGCAGTGCCTTGGCCACGGGTGCCATGGCAGCAGCGACAGCGCGGCGTTCAGCGGCGGCATCGGACCACACCTCGCGCAGCTTGGGGTGATGGGTGAGATACCAGGTGATCGCGTTGACGTTGCCGTTCTCGGCCTGTTCGTGCAGATAGCCGAGGTAGCGGCTGTTGATTTTGGCGACGGTTGATTGAGTAATGCGCCGAAACCTGAAGTGCAGAGAATCAGATTCGGCCGTTTCACCAGTGGCAAGCCATCGGCGCCAGGTGGTTTCCGGGATGTCTGCTGCAGCGCGAACCATGCAGTCCGGCAAGCCACGGTTGCAGAGCTTCTCCACTTCGGCGAGGAGCTCTTCGGTCAGCTTGCTCGGCCGGCCACCAGCCACGCGAATCAGGGATGCAGTCCCCACAGCTTAGCCCCTGCGGTTGTGGAAGCGCAGGGCTGTGGACCGCCAGGACTGCCCTAACCGCCCCCTTGGCCGACCGTTAGACCCGTTAGACGCCGTTAGACCGAAACCCCTTGGCACGACTGCCTTCTTACGTTATTACACTTCTAACAGAGATAAGATAGTTAGTAGTAAGGGCTCCGTCAAAACGTAAGGCGACTTGCATTCGCCAGGGAGGGGCTCCCTGAGAGAGTGTGTGTCCCGGAGCGAAATGGCGTTAGAACGTTAGAAAGCCCGAGACCCGTTGCAGCGCAAGGGATCTCGGGCTAACAGGCCCCGTTAGGCGGGCGTCAGATCTTACGTTTCCGTCAGGTCTGCGTCGGTCAGCGGCACCAGGACACAGCGCTTCGTGCCGACGCCAGCGAAGTGAACCGCCACATTCGGAACCAGAGCGCCGGTGATGCGGCGTAAGGCCGCTCGGTGGGCGCCACCGCTCCAGGGGGTGCTGCGCAGGGCCTGGTCAAGCTGCGCGTTGCTGTTTGCCACCGCCAGGTAGTGGTCCTCCGCGACCGGTGCGTCTTCGCCTGGGAGCCGCTGGCCCTCGCGGAAGACCCGCAGCCCGTAGCGGCCAAGGACGGGCACCAGATCGGCCCAGACGGTCTGCCTGAGGGATCGCTGCATGGCGACGCAGCGGACCATCTCGCCGAAGCTGGCGTCGATGGCGGTGCCCTGCCGCACGATCTGCTGCAGGATCACGTCCCGGCACTTGATCTCATCCGATTCGCTGGGGTCCGGCTGCTGGTGGTCCCAGTCCATCTCGGTGATCCACTGATCGGCTTGCTCCAGCGTCAGCAGGCCGCCTCCGCCACGCCTGAGGCTCCAGGCCCCGGCCAGCAGGGTGCCGTGCTGATCGCCGAAGCGCTGGCCGAAGCGGCGGCCCAGAGACTGCGCGAGCACGCGGGCGTTCTGGGTGATGGTTGGCAAGTAGCCGAGCGTGCGGGCGATCAGAGCGCGGCCGTTCTGAACGGTGGCAACGGACAGAATCTCCTGCTCGAAGTCAAGCCATTCGCTCTTGTCCATCTCGTCCTTGCGCAGGCCAAGAACGCAGAAGCGGTCGATGTCGGCCTTCTGGATCAGTGAGACGTTGATCGACGAGACGCAGAACATGGAGCGGATCTCGTAGCTGTTGGATCCGCCGGTCGTGGTGCCCTTGTAGATCTTGCCGCCTTCTGATGAAGCGATCCGAGCAAGCGCGAGGATGTTCTGAACGATGAGCTTGTCCTTGGCTTCGTTCTGCTCGAACTCATCAAAGACCACCGGGATAGCGTCGGACTTCAGGATCCCGCGCAGTCCTGGCTCCGTGGTGCCGCCGGTGGCCGTCTGCAGCACGCCGCCCATCAGGGGTCGCATGAACGACTTGAGGATGGTCGTCTTGCCTGTGCCGGCGCCGCCCGTGACCCAGATATGCGGTCGCCAGTTCAGAGCGCCGCAGACGGGCGCCAGGACGGTCCAGCCGAGCAGGAAGTTGGCCGATGCCGGCACCTCCCACCGGAAGCGCTCGGCGATCAGACAGAGCTTCATGGCATCGTCGTCGCTGAGCGGCTCCGGGCCGGGGCCGTCAAGGTGGCGTGCCTGTTCGTAGAAGTAGCCGGTTGATGGAGCGCTGAGAACGGGATGCGGCGTGCCGTCGATGATCAGCCGATCGCCGAGGTGAAACACCACGCTCTCCCCGTCAATCCAGGCACCACGGCCGCGCACGCGATCCGGGTCGTAGACGCCAACATCGGCCTGTGTCGCCAGCAGCGAGCTGATCGCTGATGTCCAGTTGACCGACTCGCGAGCGCCTGGATAGAGGCTTTCCCAGTACGGCAGATCCGTGAGCATCAGCAGCGTGGCTGCCTTGTGCGATGCGCCAGAGATGCAGATGACCTGCCCAGTGCGATGCGGCATGTAGTAGTAGGAAGGCCCGTCGAAGCCCAGGCATGTGAACGGCGCCCCGGCCTGCACGCGCGTCGGCAGCGGCGTGCGCGGATTGTCATCGGTGGCGGCCGGCTCAGCCGGCGCAGGCTCCGCCTTGACCGCTGGCGCCTTCACCTCCCGCAGCACCCGCTCCAGCGCCCCGGCAGCCACCTCCGGCGTCCAGTTGGCGTCCGCCAGGTCCCAGCCCTCCGGCACCGAGTCGGCCGGGTAGTCGGCGATGGCGACAGCGCAGCCCATCACCACCAGCCGAGCCGCCAGCGCGGTCATCGCCTCGCGGCCCTGGGGGTCGTTGTCCGGCCAGAGGCGGCAGGTGCGGCCGGCCAGCGGCTGCCAGTCGACGTGGCGGATGGCCTTGGAGCCGTTAGACCACGACACGACGACGTGATCGGGGAACAGCGCGGCGGCGGCATCAGCGGCCTTCTCGCCCTCGACCACCAGCACCGGCGCCTCGGGCCGCTCGCTCAGGTCCGGCAGGCGGTAGAGCGGCCGGGGTGAGGGCCATTCACAGGTGAAGGGATCGGCATCGACGCCGCGGGAACGTGGGTAGTGCCACTGACCATCAAGCCAGACCCGGTGGATGAACAATTTGCGGCCGGGTGCCGGGTCGAAGCGCTGGATCCAGAACAGCTGCTCGCCATTGGCGTCGCGATAGCACCATTGCGCGGTGGCGTTACCCAGTCGCGGCGGCGCAGCATCCGGTGGCGGCTTGTCCGGTGCCCGGTGGGGCCGGCCGGGCTTGCGGCTGCGGGCGGGAGCATCGGGGGCGATGCCGAGGTGACGCTCGACGGCGGCTAGCGACTGCTTCAGGTCCCAGCCCCGCACGCGCATCAGGAGGTCAAGGCCGGAGCCGGCGCCACCGGCGTGGTCCTTGCCCCCGCACTGGTTACAGAACCAGCCGCCTTCAGCCTCGTCGCGGTCCCAGCGGTAGCGGTCGGTGCCTCCGCACGCCGGGCATGGCTGGTGGTCATCGGTCAGCTGGTCAGCCGTGAGGCCGCCAAGCTCCATCAGCAGCTCCGGCCATCGGCCAGAGGCTGCGGCCAGAATGTCCGCCATGGGTCAAGCCCTGCCGGCGGTGGCGGCCATGTCTCGTTCGATCAGGTCCCGCAGGTAGGAAGCGCGAGTCACGCGGGCCGCCGTTGATGTCCGTTCGCGGGCCCTGGCGTCCACGTAGGCCACCATCTCGGCGGGCATCTCGATCAGGACTCTGCGGCGACCGGGGGCAGGCGGGCGGTAGGGCATGGGTGGCGGGTCGGGTGCGATAGTGCTACGGTAGTGTAGCCGTAGCGATACGGCAGCCACCACACCAGGAGACACGATGAGGTATCCATGGAGGGGCGGGGCGGTCGGCCCAGGCCCTGCGATCGCCGACCTGCCGGAGCGACTCCGCCCACCCCGCGCCATCACCCATCTCTGCGGCGGCGCCGAGCGCCTGTTCGCCCTGTGCAACGACGGCACCGTCTGGGAGCTACTCGGCGGCGTGTGGCTACCCACGCCGGGGATCCCGCAGCGACAGGTGGGAGGGGAGGAGCTGTGACCCTCTTCGGCCCCGACTTCTACCCCACCCCACCGGAAGTTGCCGCCGAGATGCTCGACCCGCTCGACCTGCGCGGTCGCACCGTCCTGGAGCCCTCCGCCGGCAAGGGTGACCTGGTGCGCGAGTGCCTGGCTCGGGACGCTGCAGAGGTGCTGTGGTGTGAGGCCGAACGCGAGCTGCAGCACATCCTGGTTGGCATTGCAGACGCCAGGCCGGCCCACGCCTACGCCGACTTCCTGCAGGTCCACCCGGCCGACGTGTCGCACATCGACCTGATCGTGATGAACCCGCCGTTCTCGGCGGACGAGCGGCACATCCTCGACGCCATCGACGAAGACGGCCGCGCCTGGCGGTTTAACACGTCACCGCACGCCCCAAACCACTGGACCGAGCTGCTGCCCCTCCCCAGCCGCGAGGATCAGCCATGAGACCCACCCTCAACATCCACACCCACCGCAACGGCACCGTCAAGGCCGACCGGGCGATCCTGGACCTACTGCACCTTGAGCAGCTGGGCATCGCCCCGGGCGTCGCATCCGTGGCGCTGCTCAAGGCCCTATGGGGCTGCAGCCAGTCGCAAGTCAGCCGCCGGATGACGGCGATTGATGGCCTGGGTCTGTATCGAATCCGCTCCGGCTGGGGCCGCTACACGCTGATCCAGCCGAGACCCGAGAAGCCAGCGCAGACCACCAGCCGCGAGCGCTGGGAGACAGTGCGGCAGCAGCTGCGGGAGGTGGTGGGATGAACCTCAAAACCGCCCGCTCCGCCAAGCAGGCCGCCGAATCCGTCATCGCCCAGGCCCTGCAGGACTTCACCGACGCCACCGGCCTGCGGGTTGATCGACTGGACGTCGAGTGCCAGATGCCCCGCGGCCGCGAGAGCTGCACCTACACCGTCAACCTGGAGGCCCGGCTGTGACGTTCCGCCTGACCGGCCTGGCCCTGGCCCTGCTGCCAATCGCCTGGTGGGCCTGGGACATCCACCACGACCCGTGCGGGCTGCAGGGGGAGGCGTGGCAGCAGTGCTGGTCGCATCACTCCACGCCCGCAGATGCTCCGGTTCCGCAACCAGAGCGCAACCACTCAACCCACCACGCCGATGACGATCACACCTGACGCGAATCCCCTATGGCGCCTGGTTGGCGCCGACGAGATCCTGACGATCCGCGACTGGCTGGAGGATCTGTGCGAATTGCCCGCCGCTGCCTACAACGCGCTGACGCACCAGGCGATACTGGCCGAAGAGGCCGAGCCTGCCGAGCGCCCCGCAACTCTGCAGCTGACACCCGATCAGCAGAAAGCGATCGACGGCATCCTGCAGGACATCAGCCAGGCCAACACCAGGGCGGTGCTCTGCGGCTACGCCGGCACCGGCAAGACCGTCACCACCGCTGCGCTGGTCTCGGCGCTGATTGACCGCGGCAAGCGCGTGGTGGTCGCCACGCCAACGCACAAGGCCCGGGCGCAGGTCGAGCGGGCGCTGTTGGCCTGCGGCGCCGATGGCTTCGAAGCGGTGACGGTTCACCGGATGCTCGGCCTGAAGCAGGTGCGCGACAAGAACAGCGGCAAGGAGACGTTTGCGCCGGATCCTGGCGGCAAGAACATGCTCAGCGAAAAGGACAAGTGGGACGAAGAGCTCTGCAAGCGCGTTCCAATCGCCCCGGTTGATGTTGTCATCGTTGACGAAACATCAATGCTCAGCAGTGAGCTTTACGACCTGCTGCTGCGTGAGCTGAATGGCCGGCCAGTGGTGTTCGTTGGTGACGATCGCCAGCTGCTGCCGGTTGGCGAGGATCAAGTCTGCCGGGCGTTCACCGAAGCGCAGTCGCTGTATCGACTGACTGAGGTGCTGCGTCACGACGGCGCGATCCTGAACCTCGCCACGGCCACCAGGCAGATGGCAGTGGGTCGCGCACCGTTTGCAGCTGCGCAAGGCGGCGGCTCTCGCGTGGTGGCTCACCGCAGCCGCGAGCAGTGGCTGAATGAGCTGCTGGAGCTGGCTGCATCGAGAGAAGCGCGGACCGACCCAGATTTCTGCCGGGCGCTGGCATGGACCAACAAGGCTGTTGAGGAGCTGAACGAGCGCATCCATGCCAGGCGCTATGGGGCCGGAGCGCCGCAGTTCATCCAGGGCATGACCTGTGTGACTGTGGACGCGATTCCGGGCCCGGATGGCAGCGGTCCACTGCTGAACAGCACGATGGACGTGCTGATCGACGCGGCCGAGCAAGGCTGCTGCAGTTTTCCGGGCGATGAAGACGCCGACGAGCTGTGGGACGTGTGGAGCCTGACGGTTTCACTGCCCGGCGATGTGGTGCCACCTGTGATGTTCCGCGTGATCGCCAAGGACAGCGAGCGCCGCTGGAAGGAGTCGCTGAAGGCCATCGCCGACAAGGCCAAAGCCGCCAATGGCAACGAACGACGTGAGCTGTGGGATCTGTATTTCAAGCGCAAGGACTGCGTTGGCCGCCTGCAGCCTGCGTCCGCGTTGACGATCCACAAGAGCCAGGGAAGCACCTTCAAGAACGTCTGGCTGCACTGGAGTGTTGACGGCTGGGGATCGGCGCCAACCGCTCAGCAGAACCAACTGGCCTACGTCGGCATCACCAGGGCCGCCGAGAGCCTGCATGTGGTGGCGGACCGATGAACACACCAACCACCATCCTCATCCTCGACACCGAAACCACCGGCCTCTCCCCCACCACCGACTCCCTGTGCGAAGTCGGCGCAGTGCTGCTCTCGGTGCCGCATCGCGCCGTGATCCAGCAAGTGTCCTTCCTGTTGCCGATCGACGCCAACCCGGCCCAGCACATCAACGGCATCAGCCCAGAGATCTCCCGCCTGGTGGACCCCGATCAGGCTTGGCGGCTGTTCACCGACATGGCTGACGACGCGGACGCCTTCGTGGCCCACAACGCCGAATTCGACCGCCAGTGGCTGGAGCCGCGGCTGATCCTGCCGCGCCTGCGGCACAAGCCCTGGATCTGCACCTGCGAGGGCATCCGCTGGCCGGGCCTGCGGCTGAACCCGTCGCTAACTGACCTGGCCCTGGCCTATGGCGTGCCGGTCTGGGCGGCGCATCGGGCGCTTGTGGATTGCACCTACCTGGCGCAGGTACTGGCGCGGGATCCCCTGCTCGAGGAGCGCCTGGCCCAAGGCCTCGAACCGCGGCGGCTGGTGGTCGCCAAGGTCAGCTACGACCAGCGCGAGCAGGCGAAGGCGGCGGGCTTCCGGTGGGATCCGGCCACCAGGGAATGGAGCCGGCGCTGCAGCCAGTCGGAGATTGAGGGGCTGATGTTCCCAGTGCGGGAGGTGGAGCTGTGAGCATCACCTACGAAACCCTCCTAGCCGACCAGGCCAAGCACCGCGCCGCGTTCGGCTGGATGCTGGTCTGCTGGCGTGCGGCCAACGACTGGCGTATCCATGGCCCGGCGCAACTGGCTGAGCTTCGCGGCTTCCGGCCCGTGCCCTACGGCCTCTGGCAGCAGCTGGAGCGCGGCACAGCCGGGGAGCTGCAGAGCGTCACCTTCATGGCCCTGGCCGAACTCAACCAGCACGCACCCGTGCCGCTCGGCGACTGGGACGGCGAGACGACCCAGTGGGGCCCGACGGAGTTCTGGGCCTGCTACTGCGGCCTGCGGCCGGTGCCGGCGCGGTGGGGTGGGCTGTGATTGAACTCCGCCCCTACCAGCAGGATGCCGTCGCCGCCATCCGCCACGCTTACGGAACCGGCCACCGCGCGGTCCTGTTCGTCCTGCCGACCGGCGGCGGCAAGACCGTGATTTTCTCCCACATCACCCAGCAGGCCGCCACCAAGGGCAGGGTGTGCGTGCTGGTCCACCGCGCCGAGCTCCTCCGCCAGGCCAGCGCCAGCCTCACGGCCATGGGCATCCGCCACGGGCTGATCGCCGCCGGCCGGAGCATGGACCTGAGCCAGCCGGTGCAGGTCGCCTCGGTGCAGACCCTGGCCCGGCGCCTGCGTCACGTCCCGCCCGACTGGTTCCGCCTGCTGGTGGTCGATGAGTGCCACCACAGCAACGCCGGCACCTGGGCCACGGTGCTGAACCACTGCGCGAGCGCGAAGGTGCTCGGAGTGACGGCCACCCCCTGCCGCACCGATGGCCGAGGCCTGGGCGAGTGGTACTCGGCGATGGTGCTGGGCCCCACGCCCGTCTGGCTGACCGATCGCGGCTACCTGGCCCCTGCCCGGGTGCTGGCGCCGCCGGGCTTCCAGGTGCAGGGCCTGCGCAAGCGGATGGGCGACTACGACATGCGCGATGCGGAGGATGCGCTGCGCAGTGGCCAGGCGATGGGTGACGCGGTGTCGCACTACCGGCAGCACCTGGAGGGCCAGACGGCGATCGCGTTCTGCTGCTCGGTCGCGCACGCCGAAGCGGTGGCGGAGCTGTTCAACCGGCACGGCATCACCGCCGCAAGCATCGACGGCAGCATGGACGGCCCCACCAGGGAGGGACTGCTGGCAGACCTGGGCGCCGGGCGCCTGAAGGTGCTCACCAGCTGCGCCCTGATCGGCGAAGGCGTGGACGTGCCCAGTGTCGCCGGCTGCATCCTGCTGCGCCCCACTCAGAGCGTGAGCCTCCACCTGCAGATGATCGGCCGGTGCCTGCGGCCGCAGCCCGGCAAGGTGGCCGTGGTGCTCGATCACGTCGGCAACTGCCTGCGCAACGGCCACCACCTCGACGAGCGGGAATGGACGCTGGAGGGGCTGAGCAAGCGTCAGCGCGAGTCGGCCCCCAGCGTCAAGGTCTGCCCCGCCTGCTTCTCCGCCATCAGCAGCCAGGCCCAGGTCTGCCCCGAATGCCAGCACCGGTTCGCGCCCGAGCGGCGGGAGCTGCAGCACGTCGAGGGCGAGCTGCGGGAGCTCCAACGCCAAGCCGAGCAGCGCGAGCGGCGCCGCGAGCAGGGCACCGCTCAGACGCTCTCCGACCTGGTGGCTCTCGGCAAGGCCCGTGGTCTGCGCAACCCGCATGGCTGGGCCCGGCACGTCATGGCGGCGCGAGAGGCCCGGGGGCAAGTGCCCGCATGAGCGAGCAAGCCCTCCAGCAACGCATCCTCCTAGCCCTCGGCCGTGGCGCCGCTCGCCTCTGGCGCAACAACACCGGCTGCCTGCCTGACGCCAATGGCCGCATGGTGCGCTTCGGACTCTGCAAAGGCTCCGCCGACCTGATCGGCTACACCACGGTGGAGGTGACGCCGGACATGGTGGGCCAGCGCGTCGCCGTGTTCACCGCCGTCGAGGTCAAGACCCCCACCGGCCGGCCAACACCGGAGCAGGCTGCGTTCCTGGAGCACGTCCGTCAAGCCGGCGGCCGTGCGGGAATCGCCCGCAGCATCGAAGACGCAGAACGGATCACCGGCCTGCTGTAGCGCAACGCTACGCCTACGCTGCCGGGATGGAAATCCACCTCGCTTTCCACCCCGACTGGCCGCACCCGATGAGCAACGCCCCCGAGCCGCCACCGGAGCCCGGTCCGGGCATGAACCGGCCGATCCTGCCGGCGACCGATCGGCACAACCGCGGCCGCGCGCACCTGGGGCACGTGGTGAACTACTGGCTATCGCGCAGTGGCCTCTCCACCAGGCAGCTGAGCCGCATCGCCGACTGGGGCCTCGACGAGCGCGGGTGGTTGCACGACGCCAAGCTGTCGCAGATCCGGCGGAACATGTTTATCCGGGCGCTGCCCATGCGCTACCTGGACGCTCTCGGCGCCGCGAACGAGGCCATCTGGCTGTGGCAGTGCCGGGGCGAGGCGGCAGCAGTCTCGAAGCTGGGGCCGCCACCGAAGGACAAGGTGGATCCCGAGTGGCTGTCCAGCGCGATCTGGCTGCCCCATCCCGAGTTCCCCACGGAACCCCTGAGCCCGGCCGACTGGTTCGACCTGGCCACCGGCCACCTGGAGATGCCCTGTGTTTCGTCGCCGATCCTGTCGCCGAACGAGGGCCCGCAGATCACCGCGGAGATCCGCGCCCTGCTGCTCAGCCTGGTGGCCACCGAGTCGAGCCGGGACCAGGTCCGGCACATCTTGCGGGTTTACCCCGTCACCGATCAGGAGCGAATCGACCGCCTGGCGTCGGTCCTGATCGGGGCTACCAGCTACACGAAGGAGCAAGCGGAGCAGGAGCTCTACGTGTTGGCCGAGGTGGTCCGGTCCTTGCGGGGCCTCACGTCGCTGCAGTATGGGCCTGCGGAGCTTTATGCGGAGCTGACGCGGGATCGGCGGCAGACCGGCGGAGAGCAAGCCGACGACTGACCGGATCCCGCTCCACTATTGCGATTAGCCCCACCCCGTCAAGGTAGAGCTCGGCGGGATTTTCCATTTGGGTGAGCCACCCCCAGGCGGCATCAGTCTCAGCGACGGTGGAGCAGTGGACGCGGATCATCGGCGTGGCGTGGTGGCTGGCGGGCAGGATAGTGGTACGGCCGTACCAATGCGGCAGATCCGCAACTAGCGTAATGCTGCGGTTCCGTTAGCGCTGCGGTATGATGCCAGAGCCACCGCACCCCACCACCATGAGCCCGCCAACCGGCGCACTCGCTCTCGCCAACGGCAGCAGCCTTGCCCCGCAGCCTGGCGCCAGCTTCAGCCTGCAGCTCTCCGGCATCGAAGACCTGCAGCGCCTCGCCAAGTTGTTCAGCGCCTCCGGTCTGTTCGGCCGCTCGGGCAACGCCGAGCAGCACATGGCCGAATGCGCGATCAAAATTCTCGCCGGTGCTGAGGCCGGCTTCGGGCCGTTCGCCAGCCACTCTGGCGTCACGGTCATCAACGGCAAGCCGGGTTTCGGCGCGAACCTCCTGGCCCAAGCCATCAAGCGTCACCCGCTCTACGACTACCGCGTCCTAGAGAAGACCGACACCATTTGCCGCATCCGGTTCCTCGCCGGCCGCGAAGAGCTCGGCATCGAAACCTTCACGATGGAGATGGCCAAGCGCGCCGGCCTGGTCAAAAGCTCCGGCCCGTGGGCGCAGTACCCCGAAGCGATGCTGTTCGCCCGCTGCCTCACCGCCGGGATGCGCACCCATTGCCCCGACGCTCTCGGCGGCATGGGCGCCTACACCCCGGAGGAGCTGGGCGCCCAAGGGCAGATCGATGAGAACGGCGTGGTCGTCGCCACCATTGCCGAAGAGCTGCCGCCCCACCGCACCCCGCAGCGCACGCTGAGCACCCCTGAGGAGCTGGCCGCCGGTGCCCGCCGCGCCTGCGAGGCCCGGGGGATGACCCCGGACGGAATCCTGGCCCTATGCCAGGAGCTGAGCAACGGCGAGGCCACCACCCTGGAGGCCCTGCCGCTGAACATCCTCGCCCGCCTGGCGAAGTCCGGCGTCAGCCCGCAGACCGCCGAACGCTGCAACGCCGCTGGCGAGGCGCTCACCGTCGCCGTTGACGACGAGGCTCCGGCCACCTGGAGCGACACCGACCCCACCGACACCCCGCAATGAACGCAACCGAAATCCTGGCCACCGTGGCCCGCGCCGAGTCCCACCGGTTTGTCGGGCGGCTTGGCGCTGATCCTGAGATCCGCAGCTTCCAGTCCGGGAGCCTGGTCTGCAATGCCCGCATGGCGATCAGCCACCCGGACGCAAAGAAGGACGAAAAGGACAAGACCAACTGGTTCAAGATTGAGCTGTGGAACGAAGACGGCGAGGCCTTCGCCAACGGCGCCCACCGCGGCGACTTGGTGGAGGTGATCGGTCGCATCAAGACCGAGCGCTACACCGCCCGCGACGGCGAGCCGAAGGTGGCGCTGGTGATCAAATCCGAGACGTGGCGCGTGCTGCGTCAAGCCGGGCAGCCTGCGGCAACTGCTGCCCCTGCCAGCTCCGGTTCCGCAACCGCAGCGCCTACCTGGCAGAGCAACCCGGCCACCGCTGGCTCCGATGGCTTCAGCGACGAAGAGGTGCCCTTCTGATGCAACTCACCACCTCCCAGGCCGACCTCTCGTCGGCCCTGCAGCTCGTCAGCCGAGCGGTCAGCGGTCGCCCCACTCATCCGGTCCTGGCCAACGTGCTGCTCACGGCTGATGCCGCCACCGGCCGCCTGAGCCTGCCGCCAGCGCTTGGGATTCCGATGAAGTGCCGTTCTGATGGGCGCTGACACCTGGTACCCACCCACCACCTACGAGCCCGCCGCCGGCAGCGGGCAATTCCTGAGCAATCCGCCGTTTGCGCTGGCGCCCACCAATCGCATGATCATCCGCATCCGCCCGCTACTGGAGCTGCGCCAGCAGCACAGCGATCAAGCCTTGCTCGACTACCTGACCCTAGTCACCCTGCCCCCCACGCCAGGCGTCGTGCCCACCCAAGAGCTGCGCGATCAGTGGCGCTGCAGCCAGCCACAGGTGAGCCGCCGCCTGTCAGCCGTGGCCGCTGCTGGCCTGGTGGACCTGAGTTCCGGCTGGGGTGCGTATCAGGTGCATGGGCTGGAGGTGGTGGCATGACGACCCACACCCTGCACCACGGCGACTGCCTGGACGTGCTGCGCACCATGCCCGATTGCAGCGTGGATGCCGTGGTGACCGATCCGCCTTACGGCCTGGCCTTCATGGGCAAGCGGTGGGATTACGACGTGCCGAGCGCGGAGGTCTGGGCCGAGTGCCTGCGCGTCCTGAAGCCCGGGGGGCACCTGCTGGCGTTCGCTGGCACCAGGACGCAACACCGGATGGCCGTGCGGATCGAGGACGCGGGCTTTGAGATCCGGGACATGATCGCCTGGGTGTACGGGTCGGGATTCCCGAAGTCGCTGGATGTGAGCAAAGCGATTGACAAGCGGGGCGGCAACGCGCACCTAACCGCTGAGATTGGCGCGGCTCTCAAGGCAGCACGAAAGGCTCGCGGCATCACCGCAACACAAGCAGACCGCACCTACTGCGGCGGCGTCACGCTCTGGTCTTGGTACGAGGGCAGACCTGCTGGGCAGCAGATGCCAACCGCCGAAGTGATGGCAATGGTGGCCGCCGACTGGCCGGAGCTGCAGCATTACGCCGACCTGATTGCAAAAGCCGAGCGGGAGGTGGTTGGGCGGAAGCGAACAGGTGATCCTGTCAGCTGGTACGCCGAATCGGCCAGAGGCGACGGGGTTGTGGATATCACCGCCCCCGCCACCCCCGAGGCGCAGCAGTGGGCCGGCTGGGGCACGGCTCTAAAGCCCGCCCTGGAGCCGATCACCATGGCCCGCAAGCCCTTCCCCGGCACCGTGGCCGCGAACGTGCTGGAGCACGGCACCGGGGCGATCAATGTGGATGGGTGTCGGGTGGAGGCACCTAGTGGGCTAACCAGTGGAGGCCGTAAAACATCGTCGCCGCTGCACATGGACCGTAATGCCGGCGTTAATCGCATTGCAGACCGCACCGAAGAGCACCCCGCCGGCCGCTGGCCCGCCAACCTGATCCACGACGGCAGCGACGAGGTTGTGGGGTTGTTTCCGGTGACGAACAGCGGGGCACTGAACCGGGCCAACATCACCGCCGAAAACGGCATCTACGGCAAGGCGCCGAAGGAGCGCACTGGTGAGTACGCCCCCGACCCCGGCAGCGCCGCCCGCTTCTTCTACACCGCCAAGGCCACCAAAGCCGAGCGCCAAGGCGTCACCCATCCCACGATCAAGCCGCTCGACCTGATGGCCTACCTGTGCCGTCTGGTCACACCACCAGGCGGCACGGTGCTGGATCCGTTCATGGGCAGCGGCACCACCATCAAGGCCGCGGTAAGCGAGGGCTTCCAAGCCATCGGCATTGAACGAGATCCTGCCTACTTCGCCATGGCCGAACATCGAATGGACGGCGCACAGCTCGGCCTGACCCTGGAGGTCGCCGCATGACCATTCCCAACCGCGACCACCAACACGGCGGCTTTGATGAGCCCACCGGCGAGGCTCGCAAGTCTGCCGAATCCGCCAGCAAGCCCCGCCTAGAGCTGTTGCCGAGCGCCGCGCTGAAGCAGATCGCCGAGGTGCTCACCTACGGGGCAGCGAAGTACGACGCCAACAACTGGTGTCGCGGCGCTCGATGGGGCCGGTACTACGCCGCCTTGTTGCGCCACCTGTTCGCCTGGTGGAGTGGTGAAGACCACGACCAAGAGACAGGGCTAAGCCACCCGGCCCATGCCGGTTGCTGTTTGGTGTTCCTAATGGAATATCAGCGCAACGGCTGGGGCAGTGATGACCGATTTCGCGGGCCTGATGGCCAGCCATTTCGGAAGGATGACCACAACACCACTACCCCCACCCCATGAAGCTTGTCTGCGCTCAATCTGAACTCAATGCCAGCCTCCAGCTGGTGAGCCGGGCGGTGGCATCACGTCCGACTCACCCGGTACTGGCCAACGTGCTGCTCACGGCTGATGCCGCCACCGGCCGCCTGAGCCTGACGGGCTTCGACCTGTCACTGGGCATCCAGACCAGCATCCCCGCCGCGGTGCAGGCCAGTGGCGCCGTGACCCTGCCGGCGCGCTTGCTGGCGGACATCGTGACTCGCCTGCCCGACGGCGTGCCGCTCACCCTGGCGGCCGACGACGATCACGCCGCGACGATCACCAGCCTGTCCGGCTCCTACGAGCTGCGGGGCCTACCGGCCAGCGACTACCCCGACCTACCGCTGCAGCAGTCCAGCGCGCCGATCACCCTGGACGCTGGCGCCCTGCTGGCCGGACTGCGCTCGACCCTGTTCGCCAGCAGCAACGACGAGGCCAAGCAGCTGCTCACGGGCGTCCATCTCCGCCTGACCGCCGACGGGCTGGAGTGTGCTGCGACCGACGGGCACCGGTTGGCGGTGCTCACCATCCCGGGCGCAGGCGGCGACCTGAGCTTGACGATCCCAGCCCGTTCCCTGCGCGAGCTGGAGCGCCTGCTGGGCGGCAACGGCGACGCCTTGCAGCTGTTCACCGACAAGGGTCAGGCCGTCATCACGAGCGGCGACCGGGTGCTCACCACCAGGATCCTGGAGGGCAATTATCCCGCCTATCGCCAGCTGATCCCCGCCGGCTTCAGGCGCAGCATTGTGATCGATCGCCGGGCGCTTATCGCCGCCCTGGAGAGGGTCGCGGTGCTGGCTGATCCACACAACAACGTTGTGAAGCTGGCGATCAACCCCGATGAGGACCGCGTGACCGTCCGCGCCGATGCGCAGGACCTAGGCCGTGGTTCCGAGTCGCTGGCGGCGGTGATCACGGGCGAGGCGGAAACGATCGCCTTCAACGCCCGCTATCTGCTGGAGGGCCTCAAGGCGATCAGCACCGGTCAGGTTGTCCTGCAGGCCAATGCCGCCACCACGCCGGTGGTGTTGGAGCCGGTCGAGGACGAGGCGGGCTTCCAGTACCTGGTGATGCCGGTGCAGGTCCGTGGCTGACCTGCACGACTGGTGGGTCACGGTCCGCCTAGACACCTGCCGCACCTGCGACTACCGGATCACGGCACGAAGCGAATACGCCGCTGGCTGGCTGTGGCGAAAGCTGCACCCAGAGATGGATGTGATTCGTGTTCGTCCGGTGCCACTGCATCACGCCGGAGACGGCAAGATTTAACTCATTTCACTCATCAACCAATGGCTCTCATTTACGGCACTCTGGCCACCGATGCCATCATTGGTACACGCTTCAATGACGCCATCTACGGTCTCGGAGGCGATGACGTCATCGACGCTGGCGATGGCGATGATTACGTTCAGGGCAGCACCGGCAACGAGACGATTCGCGGCGGCAGCGGCCATGACCGGCTGACCGGCTACGGCGGCAATGACTATCTCGATGGCGGCTTGGGTAATGACACCTTGCTGGGTGGCGACGGCAACGACACTCTGATCGGCGGCAACGGCAGCGACAGCATGGTCGGCGGCGCGGGAACAGACATCTTTGTTGTCGGCCCAACCGGCGACCCTGGATGCGACATCATCGCCGACTTCAATCGCGCCGGCGGAGACCTTATTCGGCTCTCCCTGAGTCAAAAGAATTATCGTCTGTCGTATTTCAACGGAAACACGACAATCTGGCACGACGGTGATCAACTGGCCATAGTCAATGGCTGTGATCTGAAGTCGCTTGGTCAAACCTGGGTCACGTTCGTCTGATGACCACCACCACACCGGAGACCGCTATGACCGATTGGAGAGCGCTGTGCGCGGAGCTTGTGTCTGCCCTAGCCGACTTCACGCCATTCAGCAATCAAGAAGCCAACGCCCTTGCCCACGCCCGCGCCGCCCTGGCCGCTGAGCCGGTGGCGGCCCCTGCGGAGCCAACTGATGAGGAGCTCGCCTTGATCTACCACGACTTTTGTCGTGGCTGTGAGTTCATAGATCAAGGTGGATTTGAGGATGCAGCCCGCACCCTCTTGGCCCGCTGGGGCCACCAGCCCGCGCCACCGGCTGATGTCACCCCTGGCCCATCCATCGAGGCGGTTGGCCCGCTGATCGCCTGGCTGACCGAACAGGCCTGCCAGGCTGCAGATGCGGGCCAACCAACCGACGCCGGGATGTTGACCTGGGCAGCGCAGGTCATTGGCGAGCAGGTCGATGAAGATGCGCCCGCGCCGATGGCTGCGGGGGAGGCCATCGGCCCCGAATGGCAGCCATGCGTCAAGCTGCCGATCACAGTGCATGTGCGCGAGCAGCGGTCCGGTGAAACTCATGTGAGCACCAGGGAGGGGATCACCCCCGTTCGCCCTGATGATCTGATCATGCGCGGTGTTCAGGGCGAAGAGTATCCGATTGGCCGTGAGCTGTTCAACAAAACCTATCGGCTTGGCACCGCCGGCCACCAGCCCGCGCCATCGGCGGAGGGGGAGGTGGCGGAGTTGGTGGCTGCGCTGAAAAGAGAATCCAGTGCCTATAGCCTGCTCAACTCTTACCGTCGTTGGCAGTTGAAGCTCACCCGTGCCGCCGACCTGCTGGAGCAGCGCCACCCCACGCCCGTGCCGGTTTCAGATCGCCTGCCGGGGGCGGGGGATTGCGATGGGGAGGGGAGGTGTTGGCTGCTGACTGTCGAGGATGGGTATCCGCAATGGCGCCTGCACTCAATTGAAGGCAGCCAACCAGGGGGATCAACAATGATCTGGGTGCCTGTCGATAGCAGCCCCGGTGTCATGGTGGATGCCTTCTATGCGTCCCACTGGCTCCCCGCCGCCGCCCTGCCGCTGCCTGCGGGGGAGGTGGAGCCATGACCACCACCAACCGCCCGCCGCTGTGGGAGGTGATGGCGCAGGCGCGGTACGAATCCGATGGCGCTTTCTATAGATCGGTGGGGCTTGCGACCGCCGCCGAGATCCGCGCCGTTGCGGAGTGGATCGAGAAGTGCCAGGTCGAGGACTACGGGCGCGTCCTGTCAGACGTGCGCGATGTCATCGAGTGGCTCACCGCCGAAGCCGACCGCGCCGAGCGGGGGGAGGTGCAGCCATGACCACCACCATCAATCATCTACCCGCCCGCGCCCAGCGCCTCCTAGACGAGTTCCACGAGGGCGCAAATTGGAACGGTGGCTACAGCATCCGCCACGGTCTGGCCGCTGTACTGCGCCACATCGCGGACACCGAGGGCGACCCGGAATCGTGGGACGCCGTGCCGTTCTGGCGGCTGGAGCAACTTGCCGACGCCCTCACCGCCCCCACTCTGCTCGACCGCGCCATGGCCGGCGATGCCGCCGCTGCTCGCCAGTTCCTGCGCGAGGCAGGTTTCACCGATGAGCGAGGCGAGTGGCTTCCGCAATACCAGCCGCTGGAGAAAGACAATGACTGACAACCCCAACCGCCCGCCGCTGTGGCGAGCACTGAAAGCCGCAGATGCGTCCTGGACCAGTGACCTCACCATCCCAGAAGCCAGAGCGATTAAAGCCCTGCGTGACTGGCTGGTGCCAGAGGAGGCTGAGCCGACAGGGATGCGCCCTTGTGGTGACACCTACAGCGCCCAGTCGATCAAGCGTCACGAACGCCAACGCCTCCGCGCCCTGCTCACCACCGAGGCCGACCGTGCGGAGAGGGGTGATGCCTGACCGCTCCCCCGCCACCCGCGCAGCCGTAGTCGCCTTCAACGACCGCTACGAGCTGTGCGGCCCGTTCGATGGCAACTGGCCGGAGCTGTGCCTAGCGGCTGCGCTGCGGGCGTTGGCTGACCACCGGCAGGCGCCGGCCAGGGAGAGTCAGCCGATCGACTGGTGGGACCCAGGCGAGCGCACCCGTCGGGAGCTGCGCAACCTCGCCGCGGAACTGGAGGGCCCCGGCTGATGCGCTGTCCCGTCTGCTCCACCTCCACCACGGAGGTGCTGGAGACCCGCCAGCTCGGCAATGGCAGTATCCGGCGCCGCCATCGCTGCCGGCTGCGGGGCCATCGCTGGACCTCCTACGAGGGCGACCCGCCACGCCCCACGAGCCCGACCCCGGACCAGGTGCGCGAAATCCTCCTCGCCACCGGCAGCGATCAGGCCATTGCCCGCCAGGTGAGGCGATGCGCTGCCCTGGTGCGGCTGATCCGTTGCGGGCAGGCCTACGGCGAGCTCTGGCCGGAGCTCCCCAGGCGATCACGGGTGAATGAGGGCTGTTACCGGTACGAGGGCCCACCGTTCAAGCCCTGCGGCACTCAGCGCGCGGCACGCAAGACCCAGCCCGCACCCGCTCTGGCCGTGGTGGCCACCAGGGCAGAGCCTCAGCCCGTGGGGCCGACGTGTTTCGACTGCAAGCAGTGGATCAACGGACACTGCGGGATGGGCTTCCCCGATGCGCAGCTGGAGGGGCCGGGGTTCGCGGCGGACTGTTCGCTGTACGAGCCGTGAGCAGAGGTTTCGCGTCACCGAGGCCAGCGCCTCGCACCGTGGCGGTCTGGTTCTCCGCCTACGCCAGAGACCGGGAGGACGAGCCGCTCAGCGTCACCCGCGAGGCGCTGCCAGCGGTCCACGGTCAGGACGTCGCCCGCCTGGCCGTGCTCCATGCCCGCCGCTTGATGGCGGATCCGGCCGTGTTCGAGGTGATCGCCCACCGCGGCCCCGGCCCAGAGCCAGAGCGTGGGGATGACGTGATCGCGAGGGTGTGCCGGGAGAAGTTCCGAGGGTGCAGGCGGCTCTAGCCTGGCCCTGCCGGGTCGGTCCCATCCGTAAGGACGGACGCGGTGAGCGGGCTTCTAGGGGCCCGCTCTGAAACCGTACCGAAGGCCCGGTTTCACGTTGGGCGGCTTGCCATTGGCGGGCCGCCCTTTCGTGTGTTATGACGTGGTTGCTCGGCAGAGGTGTCGAGCGTCCCCTAGTAGAGCTACACATGAAAACCACGGCAGCAGCCGCCTCCCCCGGCGGTGATCCGTTCGCGTCCGCAATCGATCGGGCGCTCTGGGAGATCGGCTATCCCAACGACTTCGACACCGAAGCTGAAGCTCAGGCCGCCATCACGGACCTGTGTCAGCAGCGGCCGGAGTTCCGCGCGCTCACCTTCAATTTCGAGGTGGTCTGATGCGTCGCTCCTATCAAGGCACCTGCGCCACCTGTGGCGCCGAGTTCATCACGGGCCACCCGTACACCATCTACTGCTCTCCCGAGTGCCGGCAGGAAGCCGCCTCCCAGCGGATGCGCAGCCGCCGGCCGTTGCCGCCAGCTCGTCAGCAGCGCCAAGCGGTGCAGGTCGCCGCGCTGGGGCCTGTTGCTGGTGGCCTGGAGGTGCGCGCATGGCAGGGCACGCCGATCCAACGCCGCAGCACCGACGGATGGGTGAACGCCACGGCGATGTGCCAGGCAGGCGGGAAGCGGTGGAATCACTACGCGGCGAACGACCGCACGCGCGAGTACATCGCCGCCTTGCGGGCCAGTGTTGTGACTGAGATGCCTTGCGGCGCAGTCGTTGCCGGAAATCCGGCCACGCTTCCCGAGGTCGTCGAAGTGCGCCAGGGAGGCGCCGCGCACCTGCAGGGCACCTGGGTTCACCCCCGCCTCGCCGTCGATCTCGCCCGCTGGATCTCCCCGGCGTTCGCCGTCTGGATGGATGGGTGGTTCCTGGAGACCATCACCCGCGGCGCCACCCCTCCCCACCACCAACCAACCACCCCCGGCATCACCGTCACAGCTCGCACCGAGCGGGAGGCGATGCAGCTCTGGTTGTCAGCCCTTGAGGCCGAGACCATCGGGGCCCTGCGCATGGTGCGAGGGACCAACGGCAGGACGGATTCCGGGCTGAGGCCGCACGGCCCGTGGCGGTTCGTGCCCTGCTGAGGCGATCGGGTGCCATCGGCTGCGACTGGTGGCACCCTCCCGGCAACCTGATACATGCCAGTCCCCGAACGTGTCCGCGCCACGATGGCCCGCCTGGGGCTGGAGGGCGTCAACAAGCCGAAGCGCACGCCGAAGCATCCCACCAAGAGCCACGTCGTGATGGCCTCGGACGGTGGCCGCTACCAGTTGATCCGGTTCGGCCAGCAGTGCGTCACCGATCAAGCCCGCCGCAGTGGCGAGCGCGGTCATCGCGTGATCTATCAATCCTGACCTCGTTTATGACCGCCGGCTCACCCCGGCGGTCTCCCCATCTGTCACGCGTGCGCTACAGTGGGCAAGCCACCGCACCACCGCCCCATGCCCGTCACCCAGTCCGAGATCGCTGCCATCGTCAACAACGATCGCGACGAGGCGCACGACAACGCGCTCGATGCGTTCCACGCCATCGAGGCGCTGCAGAACACCGCCACGTGGATGCAGCTGCCCATCGGCATCCGCCGCCAGCTCTGCGCCTCGCATGCGGTACTGGGCGCCATCGCCGATGCCATCGGCGGGGAGTGATCCCCAGTCGCTCCACGGGGCGCCCCACGGCGCCCCCTGACCCGTCCCCTCGCACCCACGCCATAGACACCGCCACCCCCACCACCGACATCGACGCCCTGATGGCGGAACTGGACGCCATGGAGGCGACTTGGCGCGAGACGAGCGCCCGTCTCGATGCGCTGCTGGCGCGGCCGATCCCGGCTCAGTCGTTCAGCGGCCGACTGGCGGCGCTGCAGGCGCTCTCCGCCGAGAACAGCGCGGCGCTCGACGCCATCGAGGCAGAGCAGGTCTCCATCGCGGCCCAGCTGGATGAGCTGGAGCGGGACGCCTGATGGCGCGGCCCGCCGGGAGCCCATCCCGGCCACCATCCCACCGCATCCACGCCATGCCCACCTATACCCAGATCGCCCGCAGCTTCGATCTCTGGCAGGAGTACGTCGATACAACCGGCGCCACCAGCCGGGAGGAGTTCGACGCCATGAGCCACGCCGATCGCGTCGCTCTGCAGGTCGAAGCGTTCGGCCCTGAGCCGCCGCCGGTGCCCACCGTCAATGACGTGCTCGGCAGCACGCACCTAGGCGGCCACTTCCACGAATGGAGCATCGACGGCGGAGTGATCCGCGTCACCCGCGACGAGCTGCGCCCCGCCCTAGAGGCCGCCTACGACGCCACCGATGCCAACTGGCCCGCCCTGGTGGAGCTGGCCGATGCCTGACACCCCCGCTGAGCGCAAGCGCCGGCAGCGTGCCCGCGAGCGCGGGGAGCTGCCGGCGCTGCCGCCAGACCCGATTTGCCCTGACTGCGGCAAGGCCGCCAAGGGCGAACATGCGCCCCTGTGCTCTCGCTGCTGGCTGAAGACGCCAGAGGGTAGGGAGTGGCAGCGGTTGCGGATGCAGGCGTGGCGCAAACGTGACGTGATGTAACGGCGATGCTGGCCAGGGCTCTGGCCGCGCGGTACTGACCTGTGGTGAAGAGGAGGCCGGCACCAACCAGCCTCCTCACCACCACACCGGTCTAGGACCGATGCCACCAGCGGGAACCACCCCGCCGACTCGGCCACGCTACACTCTCCACATCAACCGGTGCGGCCCTGAGATGGCCCCGGCTGATCCACCACACCATTCACAACCCATGAACACCACCGCTCTCCGGGCCATCATTGCCCGCTCCATCGCCGCAGCCCGCGCCATCGACTGGCGCGCTGTTGGCGCCCGCACCACAGCCGGCGTTCAGCTCTGCTGGGCCGTCGCGCAGCTCCTCGCCATGGTGGCCGCCATCGCCTGCGAGACCGCCTGGCAGCACCGCCAGCAGATCCGCGCCGCCCTGGTCCACGCCATCGCCTGTCTGGTGGTCGCCGCTGAGGTGACCTACCGCGCCGGCTGCTGGACCCGCCACGCCGTTGAGCGTCTCAGCGGCCGTGCTGCGGTTCTGGTGTCGCAGCAGCCGCTCCCAGCTGTTGCCCCGATCACGGCCACCATGCAGGCCGCCCGCGAAGCGCTGGAGCGCCTGATCGCTCGCCTCTACCCCGCGGTCGCCTGATCGTCGCTCGCGCTAGTTGCGCACGGCCCGCCCAGAGCCGTTGCCAATCTGGGCGGAACCACCACACCGCGAATCAGATCCATGCAAGTCACACTCTTCAAGGGCCTCATGCCCGTCAACCTGCCGGATGCATGGTTTAAGCATCCTGAGCGCATCAGACTGGGTCGCCTGGATGGAGACAAACAGACCATTGATTTTCGCGCCAATGGAGGCATAGCGCTCGCATTCTGGGTTGCTTCATCTCCTGACAGCGGCGAGGTTCATCGGTACTGGGAGGAGCTGCCTGATCACATTGTTCCCGATGCTGACTGGACCGCTGGACCGTGGGCAATCGAAAGCCGCCGTACCGTCATGACCTTCGGGCAGTCCGGCACCGTGCTGGACCTGAGGCACCTGGCCTGAGAAAAAGGCCCCGGATGCTGCGTCACCGGGGCCCCGTTCCCACCGCCGCAGCCTGCCGGCGCCCACAAGCCGCCTCGCGCGCGGCAGCATTGCGCTACTGTTACGTAAGGGCAGCGATGCCCGCCACCGCACCACCGCCATGCCTGAAGACGAAGACGACTGGGACGAAGGCGACGACTGGGACGAAGAAGACCCACCGGAGACGTGGGACGACCATCCCAGCCTCACTGCCGCCCAGCGCAACCCCTCGATGCTTTCCCGCCGATGACCTCCCTATTCGCGCTCACCAGTGATGCGCTGTTGCTCCAGTCGCGCATCGACCACGCCGCTGGGCTCCTGTTCTCCGACGACCCGCAGGAGGTGGCCCAAGCCACCGCCGACCTGGAGGCCTTGATTACCAGCGAGGCCGACAATCGCAAGGCCCTGGAAGCCAAGGCCGACGCCTGGTGTTGGGCGATCGACCACCTGCGGGCTCAGTCCGCCACGCAACGCGAACACTCCCGCCGCCTGGCGGAGCTGGCCGCTGACGCTGAGCACCGGGCCGAAGTGCTTCAGGACCGCCTGACGGCAGCACTGGAGAAGATCGACCCCGATCGCACGACCTGGCCGCTGCCCGAGCACAAACTCGCCAGCCGCCGCACCGTCAGCGTGGAGATCGACCCCGACGTGCTGCCGGCGGACCTGCCCGAGGGCCTGTATCGGGTCAAGACCACCTACAGCCCCGACAAGGCCGCCATCAAGGCTGCTATCACGGCTGGGACCGATGTCCCCGGCGCTTCCCTGGTGGAGCGCCGCAGCTGGACCATCAAGTAGTGCAACCCAGCGCTCCGGTTCCGTTACCGGGGCGCCATCATCAACCCGACCACCACGCCACCGACCCATGCCCACCACCCTCGAATGTCAAGCCGCCGACTCTCACGCCGTCCTGGAGGCGGCCCGCGCGGCGATGCCAACCGACTCCACGTCACGGTTCCTGCGGCCCGCTGCCGCCCGCGAACTGACCGAGCGCCAGCGTCCGCTGATCCCCTTGCTGATGGCCCTGCTCGACAGCGCCACGGCGACCGCACAGGCGATCAACGACAACGCGCACGACGAAGGCGCACCCATCAGCGCGTCGCTGGCCGATGAGCTCATCCAGCAATGCGACGCCATCTCCGGCGCCATCCGCAACGCCCGCAACGCCGCCAGCACCCGCGGCTGGAGCCTCCCGTCGATGACAGGAAAGGAGCTCGTCTGATGATCTTTCTTATCACCTATTCAGACACTATCGGGCTGCACCATGAACTCGAATGGATCACAGACGGAGACGGCTCATGGACCGTCGAAAGCATCACCAGGTGTTTCCGGCGCCGCTACCCAGCCGCAACTCTCCTCTCATGCTCGCCAGCCCTCTCCTTGGTCTGATCCTGATCGCCGCCGCCTGGCGATCAATTCCAAGGCCCCGGCGGGACGCGCTCAAGCTGCTACCTCGCCCGATGCCGGTTGCCGAGTAGGCCCGCTCGGAAATCTTGTGATGAGCGTGTTCGTCGTCGTCACCCTGGCGATGGCCGTGGTGGCGATCCACCAGGAAGAGCGAATGGCACACCACGAGCGGCAGCTGCTGAATCAGCAGCGGTGATCACAACCTGCGCCAGTTGCAGGTGGGCGGTCAGGGATGACGACGCGTTGATCTGCGTGCTTAGCGGTTGTCACCCCTGGCCTGTCGTTCAGCCCAGCAACTGGTGCATCGAATGGTCCACAAAACCCCCACCCCATGACACAAGCAGTCCCGACGCAAGTGTGGCGAGAGAGCCACGATGAACCAGCCCACGGCGGTGAAGGCATCACTTACACCGAAGACCCCAGCGCGGGCTTCTACTGGGTCGAAGTGCGCATCCGAGGCCAGGCCCCGATGCACAGCTGTGTGCGGGCCACCAGCGGCACCCAGGCGGTTGAGTTCTGCCATGCGCGCCACCCGGCCGCAATCATGGCCCGCCTCATGGATGGGCAATGACGGATCCGCTGTTCCGCGTTGAGTGCATCAACGCCACGCCATACCCACAGCGAACCTGCTGGTGGGCGATGCATCAGGATTACAGCGAGCGGTTCGCTTTTGACGAAGATCCCCCATCAGAGCATCGCGCCGGGGAGATCATCGTTAAGCGCCTACTGGCCGGAGAGCGCGGCCATTACGGGCCTCTGGAGCATGTTCAGATCACCTTTGCGGTTGGATTCTTCCCGCATTCGGTGATGCAACAGGCGAGGACGCATCGTATTGGGTGCAGTTTCGATGTTCAGTCCCTCCGTTACACCGGCTCCCGTGTGTGCGCCGCCGCTCGCGGTGAACTGCCGCTAGAGGACGTGTTCTACCTCCGGCCGGTTGGCGCCTACAGCGACCGACAGGGCAAGCGCTACGACTACACGCAATCAGGCCGCGACAGCGACTTGAAGTTCCTGGAAACAGTGGCCGAACGCTACCGCTACCGCGTAGACGTTGACGGCTTCTCAGAAGAACACGCCCGCGGCCTGCTCGCCTTTGACGTGCGGCAGCACTTCGTCGTCAGCTTCACCCTGCGGGCCCTGCTCCATTTCCTGGACCTGCGGGCCAAGCTCGATGCCCAGGAGGAGATCCGCCAGCTCTGTGAGCTGATGTGGCCCCATCTGGAGTCGTGGGCGCCTGAAGTCGCCGGCTGGTATCGCGCACACCGCTGGGGCAAGGCCCGGCTTTCACCATGACCTATCGCACCATGACCGACAACGAGCTTGAAGTCCTGTTCCGCACCTGGTGGCAGCAGTCCTACCCCACGCCACCCGGCACCCATGCGCTGCTGACCCACATCGGCTGGGCGCGGTTCCTGCTGGAGCAGATCGGCGACCATCAGCCGAAGGAGCCGCGGCAATGACCGACCGCACCGCCTGGCGCCAGATCCTGCGCGACTGGATCAAAGCCCAACCCTCCGGCACCGTCATCAAGTCCCGAGCGCTGTTCACATGGGCAGCGGAGCAGGTCACTCTCACCCGCGCCGACCTGTGCAAGCTGGGCCCCTACCAGCGGCAAGCCTGGCGCGTGGCGCTCAGCTCTGCGCTGTCGGATCTGCATCGCTCCGGCGAGTTGGTGCATCCGGGCATCAACCGGCATGCGTGGATGGTGCCATGAGCGGGATTCGATGGAGCGACGAAGAGACTGAAATGCTGATGCACATGATTGAGAATCAGCCAGTCGATCGCTACCCCAGTGCCTACAACCTCTGGGCCAGTGCTTACGGCCACCCGGTCCGCACTCGTAAAGCACTGCAGAAGAAGGCTTCATCGCTTCGTGTCACCGACAAGTCATGCGGTGACTGGGTGTCGACGGGATACGTTTGCGCCATGCTTGGCGTAACGCTATTCACTGCTCGATACTGGACAGATTGCAAAGGTATCCCGTGCCATCGCGGACCCAATAGGCGCCGATTCTTTCGCCGATCCGACCTGCGCAAACTCGCCAAGCAGCAGCCGTCATTGTTTGCAGGCATTGACGCCGATAGGCTATTCCTCCTGCTGGAGGACCGTCCGCTTGCTGATGGCATTGCTGCGCGATTCCCGCGCCGCGCGATGGACCCTAAGCCGGTTCGAGCCGTTGAGACCGGCAGGCGCTATGCGTCCATCCGCGCCGCTGCTGAACAGGTAAACGTCTCGCGTTGCTCCATCCGACAGGCCATCCGTTCTGGCTGGCGATCAGCCGGCTACCACTGGACATTTGCATGACTCCTGAACTCACCCTGGCCCTGCGTCAGAACATCGGCCGCCGCGCGCACATCGCCGGTGCTGAGGCCGCCAGCCTCGCGACCGATGGCTTCCTTGCCGAGGCCGCGGAAGCCCGCCGCCGCTACTTCCGCGAGCTGGAGGCCATCGACCTTCTCGGCGGCCTCTCCCCTTCACCCTTCGCCCCTCTCGGCTGATGTCTGTCCTTGTTGACCACCAGATCGAAGCCCTCTGCCTGGAGGGCATGGTGAGCCCGTACGATCCGGCGCTGCTGAATCCCGCCAGCCTTGATGTGCGCCTGGGCGACACCCTGCTGATCGAATCCGCGGAATCGCCTGCTCTGGTTCCGTATCCGCTGCAGCATCACACCGAAGCGGAGCCGTACATGTGGCGCCCGGGTCAGTTCCTGCTGGCGCCGACTCAGGAGACCTTCAACATGCCCGACACCGTTGCGGGTGAGTTCCGGTTGAAGTCGAGCCGTGCCCGCGAAGGCGCCGATCAGGCCCTCGCCGTGTGGCTGGACCCCGGCTGGTGCGGGTCTGTACTGACCCTGGAGCTGCGCAACAACCGGCAGCTCCACTGGCTGCCGCTCTGGCCCGGGATGCGCATCGGCCAGATCGTGTTCCATCCGTGCGAGCCGCCCCGCCGCTCCTACCGGGAGACCGGCCGCTACAACGGGGACGCCACGGTGCAGGGGAGTCGCGGATGACCCGCCACCTGCTCACGGTTGCCGAGGCTGCCGAGGCCCTGGGCGTCTCGGATCGGCACATCAAGCGCCTCATCCACGAGGCGGACGCAAGCCGAAAGAGCCGCTGGCGCTGGGGCCGGGAGCTGATCGACCTGGCCCCGGTCGGCGCATCCCGGCGGACGGTGCGGGTGAACCTGGCGGCGGTGGCGCCGGGGGCGCTGCTAATTACCCCCTAACGCCCTCTCCGCCGCCTCTGCCACCAGGTGCGGCTGAATGTGCGCGCGGTAGGTTTTCGCGTGCTGTGCTGCCGTGTGCCCCATGAGCCGCGCTGCGGTGTAGAGGTCCAGCCGGCTGCCGCCCTCCCGCCACAACCTCGCCGCATAGGCGTGCCGCAGCGCGTACGGCCGCCACGGCAGCGAGAGCTTGCGCAACTCCTTTGAGAGCCACTTGCTGACGGCATCCGGCCGCTGTCCGGTGCCCGGCCGTAGCCGTCGCTCCCGGAGCCGGAACCGCTCCACCCAGTCCCGCGGCAACGGGACCACGGTGCGAAATCCTGTCTTGGTGGCGTCCTGAACCTGGCAGTAGTCGCGGTCCACCAGCTCGGCCCCCTCGATCTCATGGGGCCGCAGGCCGTAGCAGGCCATCATCCCCCAGTACCAGGCGGACGGCTCCGGCGCCGCCTCGACCCAGGTGACGATCTCCGCATCGGTCGGCACCGCCACCGGCTGCGCTTCGCGGTAGGTCGGCACCGGCACCTCCGGGAACGGAACCGCCACCAGGCGGGCGATGTGCCGCAGGAGGTAGAACAGCTCCTTGTAGGAGCAGCTGCCCCGGTCGTAGCGCCGCAGCGCCTCCGCCATGCTTTCGGAAGTGCAGAGGCTGCCGGCCGGGATCTGCCGCAGGCGGCCCAGATAGTTGACCTGCCAGGTGCTCTCACCGGTGCGACCTAAGACGACCTTCGCCCGGTAGAGCCTGGCGATCGCCTCGCGCCAGGTCACCCCTTCCGGCTCGTCGGTCCAGTAGCCCCACTCAAACTCCCCCCGCTGCAGCTGCCGCTCCAGGGTCTGCAGCTGCTTCGCTGCCGCCCGGCGGTTGACTGGCGTGTCGTCCAGCCGTAGGGCAATCCGGGTCTGCTGGAGGCCCGGCTGCCCATCGCGCCTGGGCACCTTCGCCAGCAGGTACAGCCGGCCCTTGTGGACGTTGACAGAGGCCATGGGGAATACGAAACGGACGGGCGGCTCTGGTGAACGGGATGGACGGCCGGTCCATCACCCTTGCATTTCCTGTCCCTTCCTGTCCCTTCCTGTCCCTGCCGCATTGGTGCCGCAGCCGCCGAGATCGCCCGCCAGGCCTTGACTCTCGGCGTTGCGCCTGGCCAGGACAGCGAGGTAGAGATCCTCGGGAACTTCCCGGATGTCGTATCTCCACCCCAGTCACCGCAAGCGATCTCGGCACCCGTCCATCGAGGTGCATTCCTGCCGGCAACCTACGGGCACCCGCCGCACCGCCATGGATGACCGCGACCTGCCCACCAGGGAGCTGGTGATCCGAGACGGGCAGGCGGTTTGGAGGGTCTGCGGGCTCGGGATGTGCGTTGAGGATCCATCGGGCATGCGGGCAACCTCGGAGTTTGAGGCGATGTGCCGCGCGCGAGGACTGGAGCCGCCCACCTGCGGGCCGACCCTGCCATGCCGGGGCCCGTCGGAGGTGGACGAGCCTGGCGTCTAGGCGGCGATCCAGTCGAGCAGGCGCGCCTCCCGCTCTGCTGTCCAGCCGTGGTGGCCGCGGAACCAGTCGAGCGCGTCGGCGTGTCCCTTGCGCAGGTTGCAGGGGGAGCAGGCGGGGATCAAGTTCTCCCGCACCGTGAGCCCACCGCGGGCCAGTGGGCGGACGTGATCGAGGGTGTCAGCAGGGGCGCCGCAGTAGGCGCAGCCGTGGCCCCAGGCGTCGAAGATGCCGCGCCTGAGCCTGGCCTTGCCCTCGCGTTTCGGAACCAGCTCTGACCCGTCGATCTGATGGCTCAGTAATCCCACCGGACGCGAGGCCGGCCGGCCCGGATGCCGATGTGAACGAACCCCTTCGGTGCCCCATAGCCCAGCGAGTAGGACCACTCAGCGTCACACCAGGCCTGCACCGCCTGAATGTCCGCACCTTCGACGAACACATCCACGGCGCCCACGTCCGGCACGTCGTAGAGATGCTCGGACTGACTGGCTCCACCGACGGCGCGATTCACGGCCGCTGGCCTGTAGCCGGAGGTAATGACCACAGGCTTACCGCCGAACCGAGTCCGCAGGCGCTCCAGGAAGGCCGCCAGCTCCGCAGCGGTGTCCACTTGATGCTGCACTTGGAATCGCCGCTCCTCCTGGTAGAGCGCGAACTCGCCGAGTGTGAAGTGAGCTGTCAGGCGGGTTGAGAACGAGTCCCCCGGCCGCACCCGACCAGGTGTGACCGGGCCGGTCTGGCCACCAGTGAAGAGCGCCACCTCTGCCGCGCGGCGCCGGACCAGGCCTGCCATCACGCCGCTGCCGCCCTTGTTCCAGCGCGGGAGCTCCTCGGCGACGGCGGTGGCCGGATCGTCCCCGGCCATGAGCCGTCGGCGCAGGGTGGACTCCCTCAAGGCGCCGATGCCGACGTTGTAGGCGAACGAGACCAGTGCCGCCTGCTGGTTGGCGGTCCAGCGGGTCGCCATCGGCAGCAGGGCCACCACGTCAGAGCGCAGATCAATCAGCTCTGCATCAAGCTCCGTGTCTGCCTGCTCCTGAGTCCAGGTCAGCCCCGGCCGCACGTCTGGCCCAGTGTGTCCCCACCCGATCGTCCACGGGTCGCCGCCGGTGCCGGGGTCGGGGTAGGCCTCCAGCCGGCACCCCTCGAACTCCTGGACAATGCGCCGGCATGGCGTCAGCCAATCGGTGCCGGGCGACGGGCTGGCCTGCGGCTTGGCTGGTGGATCAGCGCGAAACAGCTCGGCGAACTCGGCCAACACCTCATCCGGGATCCGCTCCTGCAGCCACTCCAGCGCTGCGGTTTGATGGCTCAGGCCCTGATAGGCCCTGGCGACGTTGACCAACCTGATCGGCGCCATGCGATTGAGCGGTTGCCCCAGCTTTCCCGGCAACCTCTGGCAGCCACTGCGGGCCGATGACTGCGCCGACCCTCGCATGGGGCGATCAGAACCTCTACCGGCTGCCGGACGACGGTGGGCACGTCTGGGGGCGAGAGTTTGAGCTGCTGCCGGCCGGGACGATGTTCGCTGCCAATGCGATCTTGCACGGCGTCGTTGGTGTCGAAGCGGAGCCGGCACACGAGGGCTACTGCTACGTCGAAGAGGGAACGTCAATCGTGATTGTCGGCGCGCGCGGCACCAGCACCCGCGAGCTGGAGGGCTACCAGATGGACATCGCCGAGGGCTACCGGCTCAGGCAGGCCCAGGAGGTTCAGGGCTGACGGTCGTCGCTGACCAGCTTGGCCAGCAGGGTCCCGAGCGTGCCGCCGGCCGCCAGTGCCCCAGCCGCCGCCGTACGCCAGTTCTCGCCGCAGCGGTCGTCACTGCTGCCACGGCACAACAGCGGCGCGCCGAACCCGCCGACGGCGGAGAGGATGACGCAGCCCACCAGGGCCGAGACGATGATGCGTGTCATGGGCGAGCCTCCATCTGCTGCCGCTCCTGCTGTTCCATGGCTTCACGGTTGGCACCCACGCCGATCAACGCCAGCACGGCGACGACCACGGCGAGCCACGGCGCCAGGTTGGTCACGCCCCAGCCGGCCAGGCTGACCCCGGCTGACTGCTTGGCTTCGCTGGCCACCAGGGCGTCCACCTTCTCACTGAGGGCCCGCAGGTCATCGCGCGTGACCTGCCGCGACTCCAGCGCCACCAGTCGCTCCTCCAGCCGCTCCACGCGGGCCTGGGAGCCTGCCCACTGGGACTGACTCTGCCCGATGGAGTTCTGCAGTCCGACCAGCAACCCCTCCAGCTTCCCGAGCCGGTCGATGATCCCCAGCGTGGTGGCGTCCGGCTCAGTCATCGAGATGGGCCCATTTGCTGCGCGTTACTGGGTCAGGTTGCCGGCTGCAACGCCGCGATGAACTCCGCCGGCAGGTTGCAGCTGGTGGCCAGGCTGGCCAGTTCAGCGAGCATCTCGGCGCTGGCATTGCCGGCAGCGGCCACCAGGGCCCAGCAGGCGGCGAACTCGCTCACGTCGCCGGACTGGGCGCGCTCCAGTGCCACCGGCAGGGCGGTGACGCCTGGTTCACAGCCGGCGGCACGCGCGGCGGACATTACAGCGGCGACAGATTCGGAGATCAACAGGGCCCCGCGGAAGGTGGCCCAGTCGGGAGTTGGCGCGGGCGGGCCCTTGGGGCCCCACCAGCGATGCCAGCCACTGGGCCTCCGTTCCGACGAATCCACCCGCGACAGCGACCTGATAGGCGCTGCTGCCTGCAGCACCTTGTGGCCCGGTAGCGCCTGCAGGGCCGGCGGGGCCGGCTGGGCCCTGCGGACCAACCAGCGAGGCCATGTTCGTCAGCTGAGAGCCGTCGATCGCCGGCAGTCGGCCGGCGCCTCGTCTCGAGTGAAGGCCTCGACACGACTGCGATAGATCCTGCTGCCGACATCAACTGTTCCGACCAGGGCGGCTGCGACGTGCGCGAGGATTTACTCTCGGCGGCTGCTCATGCGTCTTGCGCGGCGACGTATTGCGGCTGCGCCTTCAGCCACTCGTACCCGATCGCGAGGGGAGTCGGACCAGGCTGCAATTCACTGGTCGGCGCCATAAACGTTCGGTCATAGACCGGGCTGGCCTCAGCGGCGCGAGCAGCGGCGGATGCGTAGTGAGTCACCTGCAATAGCAGCCCCTCTTTGTCCGCACGAAGCAGCGTGATGCGTGCGTAGGACGCGGGGATAGGGATGCCGATGTTGGTTTCGGCAAGGTCAATGATCAGGGCCATCAGTAGGTCATTTCAGTGGTGTTGATGCGGCAAACCCAGCGGATTGTTGTGGCCGCTGCTCCAGTGACGGTCACAGCCAAAGCGCCATTGGTGGTGTCGGCTGTGACGGCAACAGTCCACGCGGCGGCACCAGCATTGTTGTGGGTCATGGTGACAGTGGGTGTGCCCACCAAGGCGGTTGACGCAGCGGCTGCGCCACGCTTGATGGCACCATTGATTGTCCAGCGGGCAGTGTCGCCGCCGCCAGTGACACCCGCGATCACCTCACCGGAGAAACTGTATGCGCTATTGCTGGGAAGAGCGACTTGGTTATCGGCGCCTGCTACAGCTGAATTGCTGGCTAGAACAGTTGCAGACGCACTTGTGGTTTCCCTGGCAATGACCAGAAGTCCACACTGGGATATTCCACTAGCGCTTGCAATTGGAGCATTGCAAGCTGGAAATACATGAAATCCGT